TTATTATAACAAAAAAATTAATTAAGATCAAGGAGTAGTTGCATCAGTACTTGGATCATATCCACCTGTGTATCCACCCGGTATTACGATGGTCCAGTTACCAGCAGTGTATATTCCTTCATACGATTTGACCCATTCAGTGCCGTTGAACCTGTATTGTATTCCAGTATTCAAATTAGTAACATAGTGTTGTGTGCTGTCTGGATGTGAAGCATCAAACTTTTTGACCCATTTGGCACCATCATATTCAATTATGTCTCCAACACTTGCGACTAAAGTTCCCCAAGTACTGCTTTGTTGGGTAGCAGTCGAATCTCCCAATTGATCTATAATCAAATACCTATCGCCTGTTGCTGAACTAGTAGGTGCAAAGGTTGTTGGGTTGATGATCTTTTTCACTGATGTTAATGTGTTTGCAGGAATGGTGTCATCGTCAATGCTGAACAACAAGATAGTGTCGTCCAATGTTGTCGTAGATATTGTGCCAATAATCTCATTGCCGTTTGGTTGTGTAAGCCTAATTTGACTTGTTCCGTTGGTCACTTTTCCATACTGATCTATAAGAGTTTTCCAGTTGACCGGAGGGCCAAAAGTTTCAAAAGGATCAAAATTACTCGGTTCTTTTGCTCCTGTATAGAATCCAGGTCCACCCGACTTGACGTTTACACCTGTAGTTCCTAACAATCTCAATTTATTTCCTGTAACTAAAAGTCCAAAGTTGTTTGGTGTTATAAAACTTTTCGATAGGAGGTCTCCGGATATTAATCCTTTATTCATTCCGCCTTCATCGTCGTATACACTCATTATAATTTTTTCAACAACACCAAGTTTTTTAACTTTCACAGGTGGTGACAACCATATAGGCATACTGAAAGTCAATGTTGCAACATCAATTTCGGACTCCGTTCCCACAGGTATGGTACGTGAACTGAACTGAATACCAGTAAGTTCTATGTAACTCAAACTTGTCCAGTCAATGTAATTGTCTGTTTTTTGTATCTCAAAATCTGGATTGAATAGATATAAAATCTGTTCTAAAATTTGTAATTTTTGATCTGTATTTGAAGAATATATATCGCAACTGACATTTAACCTAAATGGTGAGGGCATAACTTTTTCGATTGTGTAACCTGCTCCCAACTTGTTAGTGTAGTTTCCGTCTGAATCTATGTCTCTTTGTCTCAAATGTTGTTTTTCTACGTGATAAGGATTTTGCATTCTCTCCCTGTCATAGTTTAATTCTCTAACATAACAGGAAATCCTAGGTGCGTATTGCAGTGCATTCTCGCTGTTGTTCCTAATAATGTTTGCTACTTGTCTAGTGATATCTCCGTACATGGCAGGAACTTCTCTCAGACTTATTTGTCCGTCAGCACGTTTTCCTGTTTCCACAGAAAAATTACTCATGACTCTTATAAACTGAGTTAAGAATTTTCTAACTTGTCCTTCGTAAAAATGTAACATTAATCGTCAGCCTTTGGTTTCAATGCGTTAGATAATGACTGTCTCTGCTCTGTTGTAAGTCCGTTAATTGTGCTTGATGTTGTGTTGTTAACAAAACTTGTTTTAAAGGTATTTCTAGTATTATCGTTCGTAGTAGTTAATCTGATGTTATCTTCTATGCGTACCCATCTGGCACCGTCATATCTAAATAATCTTGTAGGTAAAAAGTCTGTACGTAACCAATAGTCGCCGGTTTCAACATTACCGCTTGGGAATGAACTTCCAAATCTTGCATTCATAGGTTCACCGTTGGGTGCTTCACCATCGCCATCATAATAGAAACCATAATGAGAACTTGCTGGAGTGTCTATTGTTGTGTTAATCTGCTTGTCTCCACTTACTGGATCTGTTGAATTTACGTTGTCTGTTCTAATGTTGCCTCTTTCATCAATGGGTTGAACGTAATATTGTTTGTAATTAAATCCTGATTTAGGTGCATCTGATTCTGCCTGTTCCACAATTTTTTGATTTATCTCTTTCTCTTTATTGAACGTACTCATGTAACTTGCTAGAGATCCTGTGTCTGTTGCATCTCCTAGTATATCTCTGTATTCCTGTGAGTCTACTAGTGACTTCATTTTCAATCTTAATAGGTGTGGCCACCAAGTTTGTGAAAATCCTTCAGCCGCTCTGTTTACATCTTCTATGACATAGTATCTTTTTAAAGCAATTGGTATAGTTTCATCCAATGAATAGTCTTCTTTCATGTGAGGTAACTCTATGACATCGCCCGACATAGGCTTTCTGCCAATTCTTTCTACCACATCATTCAAATGCACAGTTAAAAATAGTGTGTCATTCTGTAAAAACATTCCAAATTGCGATAGGTTAAAATCCTGATCTTGTACATTGTAGATACCTCTAATTTTATAGATATCTGGTGCGTATTTTCTATCTCTGTTCTCTAGGAAAAGTAAATCTTGTATGGTTCTTTCGTTGGTTTCGCTTCCTGCGTAATTAGGTTGTGTTGGAGAGGCATCACCGTCTTTTTGTGTATCACCCTGATCGTGCGGTCCTAGATATTTGTGAAAATGCATATCGGTTCCCCCGACCTGAAACATCTCTTTTATGTTGCGATCGAAGAACTTATAGTCATTGCCTTTCTCAGGCTTAAAAATAGATAAACGTGGCATCGTATACATATTTATAGATAACACGCAAGCCATAAATATGTGTATGTCGGAACTACAAACAGGTCAACAAGAAATATTTGATTACGTCAAGTCTATGCTAGGAGACGGCATGATTGACGTTGAATTAGACCCTAAACACTACGAAATAGCACTGGAAAGATCAATAAACAGGTACAGACAAAGATCGTCAAATGCTGTGGAAGAGTCTTATGCTTTTCTAACATTACAAAAAGACCAGAATACTTATATTCTACCCGATGAAGTTATTAATGTGAGAAATCTAAATAGAAGAACAGTTGGTTCTAGAACCGAGGGTGGAGAAGGTGGAACATTATTTGAGCCTTTTAATTTAGCCTACACCAACACCTATCTTTTGAGAGCAGGTGCAACAGGCGGTCTAGCAACTTACTATGCTTTTGCTTCATACCAAGAACTAGTGGGTAAAATGTTTGGATCATTTATACAATTTCATTTTGACGTTGCAACAAAAAAATTAACAATTACACAAAAGCCGAGAGCAGACAACGAAACTATCTTGATGCACACTGATAACTTTAGACCAGATATAACATTGTTCAAAGACATATATTCAAAGCCTTGGATTAGAGATTACGCATTGGCAGTGAACAAGGTAATGCTAGGTGAAGCAAGATCAAAGTTCAGCACTATTGCAGGTCCACAGGGCGGTACTACATTGAATGGCAATGACCTTAAACAACAAGGTATGCAAGAGATGGAAAAACTTGATGCAGAAATAGGACTTTACCAAGAAGGTGGAACACCACACAGTTTTGTTATCGGTTAATAATTAATCAAATCACTTTAAATACCTGTGATGAAAACTCACAATAAAAAATATAAAGATTGTTCGCTGGACGAACTAGAAGAGCAAGTTACCAACTTGGAAAACATGAGTATTGCGGCTTTAAAGTCAAAGAAAAAAACATTAAGGTACAGTATTTTAAAATCTGTGCTACAAATCAAAAAAATCATTGAAAAGCGATTGAAAAAGTAGTATACTAAAGTATGCTAATTGGAATCGTAGGACTAATTGGGTCCGGAAAAGACACTGTCGCAGAACATCTTGTAAGTCATTACGGATATACAAAGGACAGTTTCGCCAAGAGTTTGAAGGACGCAGTCAGTTCCATGTTCAATTGGGATAGGGAGATGCTAGAAGGCAAAACAGAATCCAGCAGACACTGGCGAGAGCAACCTGATAAATTTTGGAGTGAGCGTTTTGGCAAACCTATTACTCCTCGTTGGATACTGCAATATTTTGGCACGGAAGTTATGCGTGGACAGATGTATGATGCAATATGGGTAGACAGTTGCATAGGCAGATACAAAGGTGAAAACACAGTAATTTCTGACACAAGATTTCCTA